TATTATTATTATCAAACAACTGCGGATATGTCTGCAAACACAGATACACCAACTATACCAGAACGTTTTCACGATGTGATTGTAAACCGTGCAAGATATTTTGCACACATGCTTCGTTCGGATGTGCAATTCTCGCAGCTTGCGTTACGTGATTATGAGGCTGGTCTTGCTCGTATGCGTATCGAACTCATCAACAAGAAAGATTATATGAGAGCAGTTTAATGGCAGATACCTCGCTTCTTAGCCCGTTTGTTGTCCGGTTGGGCGGTGGCTTGGTATTGGATAAGGATACCTTTTCTATCCCACCGGGTGCTGCTTTACAACTACAAAATTTTGAACCAGATATCAACGGTGGTTATCGCCGTATGAATGGTTTTACTAAATTTGATTCTAATCAAGTAGGTGGCTCATCAGGAACAATTCTTGGGGTACATGTATACAAAGACCAAGTGATTGTTGCAAAGGGTACTTCCGTATTTAAAAGCACAGGCAGCGGATACACTAGCATAGATACAGGTCGAACAAGTGCTGGAAGATACAATTTTGTAAATTACAATTTTAACGGCACAGACAAGATGATTATGGTAGACGGAACAAATCTTGCGTCTATATTTGATAATTCTTCTGTAACAGACATAAATACAACTAACAGACCAGCAGACCCTTCGCTTGTAGAAGTATTTAAAGGACATATGTTTTTTGGGGGTATGTCAAGTAACCCCGCAGAGGTAGTGTTTTCTGCACCTTTTGCTGAAACTGATTTTAGTTCAAGCACTGCGGGAAGTTTTAAAGTAGATGAACCTGTAGTGGGTATAAAAGTTTTCCGTGAAGAACTTTTTATATTTTGTCAAGATTCTATATTTAAACTTACAGGTTCTGGTGAAGCAAATTTTGCTGTTGTTCCAGTTACCCGTGCAACTGGTTGTATTGATGGTTTCAGTATTCAGGAGATATCAGGTGACCTTGTTTATCTAGCCCCCGATGGTTTACGCACGATTGCTGGTACTGAAAGAATCGGAGACGTAGAACTGGGTACGATTTCTAAACAGGTACAGCCTCGTTTGGATAATATAGATACAGACCGTATTTCTAGTGTTGTTATTCGTGGTAAGTCTCAATACCGTTTATTTTTTCCTGATGATAGTGGTAGTGCCGTATCCTCACCGGGGTTATTAGGGGTAATCAAAGCGGGTGTAGATGGCGGAGTTGGATGGGAGTATGCTGATATAAAAGGTATCCGACCCTCTTGTTGCACATCAGGTTTTATCAATGGTGTGGAAACAGTTCTTCACGGGGGGTATGACGGCTTCGTATTTAAACAAGAGTCTGGAAATAATTTCGATGGCACAAGTATGTCTGCTATCTATCGCGGTCCAGACTATACAATGGGTGATGCTGGCATCCGTAAGATGATGCAACGTATCATTTGGAACTATGATAATGAGGGTGCGGTTAATTCTAACTTCCGTATCCGCTACGACTTTAATTCTAACGAAACACCACAGCCAGACCAATATACTTTAACCACAGGTGCTGCCGTAGCCATATACGGTAACACTGCATCTACATACGGAACAGCCGTTTACGGTTCATCAGGTTCACCTCTTGTACGTCAAAGTATTGAAGGCGGTGGATTTACAGTTGCGGTAAGATTAGACGATACAGCAGGGTCTGCACCAATTTCATTAAAAGGTTACCAACTGGAATTTACTCCGGGTGGAAGGAGATAATAAATGGCAGGATATACCAGACAATCCACGTTCACTGATGGCGACGTTATTACCGCTGCCCATAGTAATGATGAATTTAACTCACTTCTTGCAGCTTTTGTAAATACAACAGGTCATGCACACGATGGCACGGCAGCAGAGGGTCCGGTCATTGGATTGATTGGTGACCCCGGTGTTGCCACACCATTAAACAAGGTTGTCATAGATAATCCTAATAATCAGATTGAGTTCTCTGTAGATGTATCAAGTTCGTCTGTAGAGCAGTTCGTTGTTAAAGACGGTGTAATCGAACCTACGACTACTAACGATATCGACCTTGGTGCAAGCAGCAAACAGTTCAAAGATTTGCATTTGGATGGCACAGCTAATATAGATAGTCTTGTGCTTTCAAGTGGCGCAACTGTGACAGCTATCCTCGATGAAGATGACATGTCATCAAACAGCGCAACATCGTTGGCTACACAGCAATCAATCAAAGCATATGTTGACACACAGCTAACTGCAGAGGATTTAGACTTTCAAGCAGATAGTGGTGGCGCACTCAGCATAGACTTAGATAGTGAGACACTTACATTTACTGGTGGCACGGGCATCGATACCAGTGGGTCTGGCAACGCTGTTACGTTCGCTATTGATAGCACTGTCGCAACCCTAACAGGTTCGCAAACTCTTACTAACAAAACTCTCACCACACCAATCATTGCAGAGATTGATTCTGGTGCAGCAATCACTCTTGATGCCACCACAGACATTGTTCTGGATGCAGATGGTGGTGACATTACTTTAAAAGATGCGGGTACGACATTTGGTAACCTGAACAACTCATCCGGTGAATTAGTCATTCAAAGTGGCAGCACCCCAACCACTGCCATTACTATGAGTGGTGCAGACGTTACTATTGCAGGTGACCTAACAATCTCTGGTGATGACTTGACTATGGGTACGAACACCTCTGGTCATATTATGGTGGCAGATGGTTCAAACTTTAATCCGGTTGCTGTATCGGGTGACGTAACTATCAGTAGTGCAGGTGCAGTAACAATTGCAAACAGTGCTGTTGAAACTGCAATGGTTAATGCTAATGTTGTTAGTGGGCAAACAGCGATTACCTCTGGTGATGTTGATAAGACTAACGACACATTACTGTTGCACGATGCAGATGCTAGTGGGTTAAAAAAAGTTACAGTCACCAACCTTATCTCTAGTGCGGGGGGTTTGACAGAAGTTGTAGCGGATACAACCCCACAGCTTGGTGGTAACCTTGATGTTAATGGACAGGATATTGTATCTGTATCCAACGGCAACATCGATATCTTACCAAACGGAAGTGGTGTAGTAAATATCGATGGTAACGGTTCATCAGGCGGTGTGTCTGTGTCCGACGGTCTTATTGATATACGCACAGGCACAGGGAATGTATCTAAGGTAAAGTTCTATTGTGAGTCTTCTAACGCTCACGCACAAACTTTGCAGGCACAACCACACTCTGCAGGTAGTAGTGCAGTGCTAACCTTGCCTGTAGCCACAGGAACACTTATTGGTACAGGGGATACTGGTTCTGTTTCTAACGCGATGTTAGCTACTATCAATACAGCAGGCAAGGTAGACATTGGCGCACTTGAGATAGATGGTGCGACGGATATAGGTGCTGACCTTGTAGATGCTGATTTGGTAATTGTTGACGATGGTGCGAACGGAACAGAAAGAAAGTCCGAACTAACTAGGGTTAAAAAGTACATTTACTCTGCTATGTCAGGAGATGCTACGGCTAGTGATGCAGGGGCATTAACTATTGCTAACGATGCTGTTGAGAGTGGGATGCTAAATGATAACATCATTAGTGGACAAACAGAACTTGCTTCAGGTCTTGCAGATACAGATGAACTGTTAGTAAGCGATGCTGGCACAATAAAGCGTATGGATTTAAGTGTCGTAAAAACATATCTAACAAATGCTGGTTTCTCGTCAGAAGACCCAACAGCTTTAGCAATTGCGTTAGGATAAAACATGGCTTGGGAAAACGTAGATATCGTAATAGATGGCACTACCTATTCTGGTAAAATGCAAACAGTAGATTCTAATTCAGAGTTTCAAATACCATCTTCCGCAGGTTCTTACACATCATTTGAAGTTTCTGGACAATCTTACGAGGTAACTACAAAGTCGGATAGTAATTTTGATGGTGATATGATTCATGTCAACGCTTTAAATTGACAAGAAATATTAAATAAGGTATAATACGAAGAGGACAAAATGGCAAATACCTTCAAATTAAAAACAAATGCGGCTATGCCAACAAGTTCTGGTACACCGCTTACGTTATATACAGTGCCATCAAGTACAACAACCGTGCTTATTGGTCTTATGTTATGTAACGTACACACAAGTCAGGTTACTGTAGACATTGTTTTGGAAAGTGACACGTCAGATACTGAAACAAACGAAACAGTGAAGTTGGCAGATAATGTTCCAATTCCTGCAGGGTCTTCCCTAGAGTTGTTTGCAGGAAACAAAATCATCATGCAAACAACAGATGTGTTGAAGATTGACTGTTCTGTTACTGCAAAGATTGATGCGACATTAAGTATTATGGAGATAACCTGATGCCTTATATTGGTTCTGCACCTTCACCTATATTTGACACAGACATAACTGTAACTAATCTTACTGCTAGTGGCAATGCTACTGTTGGTGGAACTTTAGGTGTTACAGGTGCTACAACATTATCTAGCACATTAACAGCTACAGGTGGTGGAACTGTAAAGGCAACTTATCAAGAACGCTATGCCGCTGTTACCTCTTCTAGTGGCGCAGCTACTCTTGACTTGTCAACAGCAAACTATTTTTCTCACACCCTATCAGAAAACACCACATATACATTTAGCAATCCCCCATCGTCTGGCACTGCGTTTACGTTTACGCTTGAATTAAAACAAGACTCAAGTGGAAGTGGATACTCAACAACTTGGCCCGGTTCTGTTGATTGGCCCGGTGGAACTGAGCCAACAGACTCTAGTGGTGCAAACGATGTAGACATTCTTGTCTTTACAACTCGTGATGGTGGCACAACTTACTTTGGCTTCCAATCTGGTGCAGATTTATCCTAATGGCAACTGCTAAGAAAATAGTTATGGCTGCGGCTGGTGTTAGCACTGGTACAACTCCTACTTTAACACAGGCTTTTAATAGTGGAGTTTTGGCTGGGGGTACAAGTCAATCTGCGTACTCTCAGTGGTCATATACCTTTACAGCCCCCGCTTTACCCTCTGGTTATGTTGCTGGCGAAAGACATTTTTTTGTTATGACAGGAACGAGAGATTCTGGAGGAGCAGTTGATAACAATAGATATACTAACACTTTAGCTTCTATGCGAATAGAAAACTCAGATAACAGTATAAATACACTCACAGCAAGAGCAAGTATGACTGTAGAAGTAGATGGACATTCCGACTTTAATAGTGCAGTTATAGGGCATCTTATAGCAGATGCAGTGGGAAGCACAACCATTTATTTTAATAGAAGTTATGCTACTGGTGGTGGGTCAGATTACATGGGTGTGCTTGTTGTAGATGGAGTAACTTCTATTGTTTCTTCAACTGTAAGTTCTAATAATGTTGACAGTGCAACGTCTTCAGTAAATGTTAACACAGGAACAACTGGCACACTTGGAACTGCACAGTTAAGGATGGTAGTAGGAGCGTCTAGTAATTCTGGCAGTGCAAATCCTGTATATACTAAAAACGCTAGTGAACCTACCTACACAACACTTGGTCAAGGTGAAAATGGAACGTCAGAAAGATTTGGAATGTTTTATGCGTTTACTAATACTAGCCCGATTACACAGGCAATCACTGGCACTGTCAGCACTAGCACATCGTCATCTGGTGGTTTAGGCCATGCCGCTGCATTAATTAATTTAAACTAGGTAAAAGATATGGCATACATAGGAAAAACCCCATCACAAGCAGTAAGACAACGCTACTATTACACTGCATCAGGAAGTGAAACATCTTTATCTGGTGCAGATGATAATAGTAACACACTTGCATTTACCGATGGTGAATATGTAGATGTATCTTTAAATGGCGTAAGCCTTGTTGCAGGTACAGATTACAACACATCCACTGCTAACACAATTGCTGGTTTGTCTGCTCTAAGTGTAAATGACATAGTTGAGATTGTGGTATATGATACGTTTAGTGTGCATAGTGGTACGTTTGAAGGGTCTTCGACTTTTAATGGTGACTTAACTGTTGATAATCTTAAAATTGATGGAAACACTATTTCTTCGGAAGACACAAATGGCGATGTCAACATCACGCCGAATGGCACAGGCAAAGTAAAGATTGATAATCTTTCTATTGATGGCAATACGATTGCTGCAGAAGATACAAACGGAGATTTAGTTTTACAAACAAACGGCACTGGCGATGTTGAAATAAATCTATCTAGCGATTCTTCTGTACTAAATTTAAATCAAACAGATGATGATGCTCTTGCCAGCCCGTTGATGAACTTTAGAAGAACATCATCTAGTCCCGCTGATGGTGACTTATTAGGCCAAGTAAATTTTCAAGGAAATGATAGTGGTGGAAATGTACATACTTATGCTCAAATAACCGCTGTAGCACAGGATGTTACAAATTCTACAGAAGACGGAAAACTAAGTGTAGGGGTAACATCGGGTTCATCAATGACCACTGAAATGGAAATTAGTCCGGGCGTAGTTGCTTTTCCAAACAAAGAATATTTCCATGTTGACTTAACAACCCTGCAAGATGGTTTAAGTGATAACACAACCGTCACTGTAGATTTTGGGGGTAGCGGCACTGTTAAATATGATACTCATTCAAAATTTGATTCTTCAAACGATGCTTACTTATTGGGTAGCAGTGACGGTGTTTACTTAATTAGCTATAGTGTAGCTATTTCTTCAAATGTTGTAACCACTGAAACTATAATTGACCATGCTGCTCAAGTACAGGTTGCTACAGATGGCTCAACCTTTGCTTCAATACAAGGCAATGGCGGTCATTTTCAGGATAACGCAGGTGGTGAGGTTGGTTCTGTTACAGTTGCTGGTACTTTTATTTACAAAGCAACAACTGCTACAACAAAAGTTAGATTACAAGCCTACTGCAACACGCCAGCCGTCAACTGGGAAATACCCGACGATATAAACGTTGCACAAGGTGGTACGGTAACGGGTGGAGACGATGCTCGTTGTACGTTTTTATCTATAGTGAGGATTGCGTAATGACTAGAGCAAGAGAATTTGCAGACTTAGCTGGCTCGGCTGATGCTGGTGGTATCACGGGAAAAAATTTAATTATTAATGGTGCAATGCAAGTTGCCCAGAGAGGCACAAGCTTCTCAGATACTGGTACAGCAACTGAGGGTTTTTACACTTTAGATATGTTTCACTTCCAAAAAGTAGGTCTTGACGAAATGAGGTTTACTGCGTCTCAAGACTCACTAGTGCCGAGTGGACAGGGATTTGCAAACAGTCTTAAAATAGCGGTTACTACAGCAGAAACATCTTTAGCTGATAATGAATATTTTAGATTTCGAACCAGAGTTGAAGCACAAAACCTTCAACACCTTGCTTACAACACTTCTTCTGCTAAACCTTTAACATTATCTTTTTGGATTCGTAGTGGTCTTGCTGGTAAATATAGCATTTTATTTTTTAAAGAAGACGATGGAAGTCCGTATAGAAGCAATACACCCAGCTTTACAGTATCTGCGGCAAATACTTGGGAAAAGAAAACTATAACAATTGATGGCGATACAGGCGGTGTAATAGATGATGATAATGGCTATGGTCTTTCTATTAACTTTCAGCTTGCCACTGGTGCTGACTATGCGGGAACACCACATGCAGGATGGGGTACTTATAGTATAACCGATGATTATTCACATAGCGACCAAGTTAACTTTGTTTCAAACACATACACAATGTACATTACTGGCATACAGCTTGAGGTAGGCGATAAGGCCACACCATTTGAACATCGGTCATTTGCCGATGAGTTGAGAAGGTGTCAAAGATACTTTCAGCGTGTGGAAGGCACAATTTTTCCAAGTATGAAAGTAAATGGGTCATCAAGCGGGGCAATAACCACTAGTAATATTCTTTTACCTATTTTTAACGGTGTTATGAGGGCAGAGCCTACATTAACTGGAGCAAATATTACTTTAAGGTCAGAAGCAGGGGGTACTACTGCCACAGTAACAGGTCTTGTGTCAAGCGCACATGAACAGTCTTTAGTTACTGCAACTCATGATTCAGCAGATACAACAGCAGTAACACAACTACGTTCAGATTACATTGAAATGTCGGCGGACTTATAATATGGAAAAAGATTACAATATTACTTCAGCAGTTTACATTGACCTAACGACATCAGATGGAACTGAACATGTAGGTGTTAAGGCGGTTATGAATGGCGTAACAGTACATGCTCCCATAGACCCAGACAATGCTCACTACGCAGCTATTCTTGAGTGGGTGGCTGAAGGTAATACCATTCAGGATGCAGATTAAAAGGAAGTAACGCCGTGGCTGAAACTAATGAAATGGAAGATATGCCTATTGTAGACCCGCCCCCGGAAGAAACAGCAGGTTCTAATAAAACTATTACTTCAGATAAAGAACTTGAAACTGAAGTTGGAACTCTTGCGGGTGCAGGATTACCTGCCGCTACAACAACGAAGATAACTGTTGACGAAGACAACGAACTATTATCAACGAACGACTATGATTTAGCAGACGTTACGGATTTAACTGCGTCACAAGGCACGGCTAAAGAGACTGTAGCACCGACTAAACCTGACCCCTCTGTAGGTCAGATATCAGAGATAGAAGATGTAAGTTCTGACATAGAAGATTTAGGTCCAGCACAAGCAGCTAGATTTGACCCCATAGGAGACTACATCGACCCTGATGCTGTAAAAGGAGAATTATCTCAGGGTGCTATAGCGGTTGCTGCAACACAGGAACTTGACGAGAAAGCAACTGTCCAGTATCAGTTGGGTCAACTTATGGATTCCCTGCAGTCCGGTGGACCGATGCCACCGTGGGCATCTCCTGCAGTTCGTAAGGTAAATGCTCTCATGCAATCACGTGGTATGGGTGCTTCTTCTATGGCTTCAGCAGCTATAACTCAAGCCTTGATGGAGTCAGGTGTACAGATTGCAGCTAGAGATGCGGATAAATATGCAGCAATTCAACTAAAGAACCTTGACAATGAACAAAGAACAGTCTTGCAAAACGCGGCAGTGGTTGCTTCTATGGATAAAGCAAACCTCAACGCACGTTTGAAAGCAGAGGTAACTAACGCACAAGCGTTCCTGTCTATAGACCTGAAAAACCTTGACAACGAACAAAAGTCGGCTACATTAACATATCAGGGACAACTAAAAGGCTTGTTCACAGATGCTGCAGAAGAGAACGCCCGTCAGCAATTCAATGCTAAAAATGAGTTGCAAGTAGAAGAGTTCTTTGCAGAACTAGGCGCACAGGTAGACACTGCTAATGCTAACCGCGTTGCTTCTATGGAACAGTTTAATGTTTCAGAATCTAATTCTATGAAGCAGTTCATGGAGACCTTAAACGATTCGCGGGACAAGTTTGACAGCAAGATGCAGTTTGCTGTTGACCAATCAAATGCTACGTGGCGTAGAGAAACAAACACCTCAAATACGGCTCTTGATAACGAAACTAACCGTATCAACGTACAGAATGAATACAACGCTGTTCAGAACGCTTTAAATAATTTATGGCAGATGTATCGGGATGAGGCCGCGTGGAATTTTCAAAAGAGCGAAAACGAGTTGGCTAGAGAGCATGATATAGGTACGCTTGCCATGCAGTTTGCAAATAGTAAAGAGCTGTATACCAAAGAACAGAAAGATAACCTTGCAAGAATGATTGGCAACTGGATTTCAAACCTTGATGTTACTGAGTAGTATATAGGATGACTGATGGATATATTTAAAAATTTTAACTTGTTTAAAAGTCTTACGGGCATATTTGAAGATGGGAAGGATTTCTTCTTAGGAGATATGGTAGAGAGTGGTGTGTACGATACGGCTACTGGAAAATACATAGATACTTCTGGCAGAGGGGGTGGTTTTCTCGACACTGCCCTTAGTCTGGGTAAGGCAGGTTTCAAAGCATTTCAAAAAATGAATAGAGAAGGGGCCGATAACCCGTTTGAACGCACACAGTTTAATGCACCAAATATCACACGATTTCGTCCCGGACAAACTAACGTGCAAGTTAGTCAGTCTCGTTGGAGACCTCAAAATCCCCTGTATAGAGACGCTATGATTCGTCGTATGAAACAAATAAACTTCGAAT